GGGGTGCCCGGCCGGCAGCGCCACACCGTCCCAGGCGCGGTGCGACTGGCGCACCCGCTCGTCGCGCATGGTGCGGTAGTAGATCAGCGTGTCGTCGGGTGCAGACTCGGCGGCGGACTCAATGCGCCGCCACCGGCCCGCCGCGTAGCTCTGGCGCAGGTTGACGTCGTAGATCAGGCGCAGTCGGCTCAGGTCAAACGTGGTCCGCGCCACCTGCCCCGTTACGGGGTCGATCACCTCGCGCGTCCCCCACCAGCCGGCCTCGGCCAGCCGCGGCCGCAGCGCAGCCACAAATTCGGCCAGCGGCGTGCCCTCGGCGATGGCGCGGTCCAGCTCGTCGCGCACAAACTGCAGCAGGTCCATGCGCAGCAGCTTGGCCACCGTGAAGGCGCGCGCATGCTCCTCCTGCCACACATCCTCCCAGGCAAACGACGGCAGCAGATCGCGGCGCCGGAACGCGGCGATGGCCTCGTCAGGCGCCAGGATCGCAAACACCAGGCCGGGTGGGATAGGCGTGGGCACGTCAGTCCCCGAAGTGTTTGCTGTAGATGCGCTCGACCACCTGCACCTGCCGCTCGCTCAACACGCTTGTCCGTTGCGCCTGCCAGCTCGCGCGGTACACGTCGGCCACGAAGCGCTCCTCCCATCGCGTGAGGTCATGCTTGCCCAGCAGGCCGTGCAGCCGCTCGATCCGCTCGCCAATGCTGCGCACTGTCAGCTGTCCAGATCGAGGTCGGCCTCGCCCGCCAGGCGCGCGAAGAACGCCGCCCGCGCCAGCGTCTCGGCCAGCGCCTCCACCGGCATGCCCGGCAGCACCGCCACCAGCGCCGCCTTGGCGTCGGCCAGCGTGCCGCCGCGAGCGGCAATCGCCTGCAGCTCGCGCTCGATGGGCGCGATCACCTGCAGCATGGCCGGCTCCCACTGGCCGGCCGCCGACTCGGCTAGCACGTCGATCGCGTCGCGCGGCGCGGCCGGCGCCGAGCGCTTGAGGGCGGCAGGGCGCGCAGCGCGCCGCGTCCGCCGCGTGTCGGCTGCGCGGGCCGGCAGGTCTTCGTCGTCGCGCTCCGTGTCGTCCTCCCCCATGCCGTCGTCCGCCATGTCGTCCTCAAGCTCGGCGTCGTCGTCACCCTCGCCACCGCCCGCCGCCGCACCCGGCGCCGCGGCGGCGCTGGCGCCCGGCGCGCGCACGGGGGCCACGGGCAGGGTCTCCTCGCCCTCCAGCGGCTCAGGGATCTTGAGCTTGCGCTGCACGTAGCTGACGGGGATGCGCAACCCCGCGCCGGCCAGCTTGGGCAGCGCATCCGCGAACGCGGTCAGGTCCTCCGACTCGCCGGTGTCAAACACGATGCGCGGCACGCGCCGCAGGTCCATCGGCCCGTAGTTGAGTGCCAGCAGCGGGTAGCTGATGTCCCGGGTCAGGGTGGCGGCAATCTGCCGGATGTCCGAGTTGCGGATATCCATCCGCACCTCGTTGTGGATCTTGCCCAGCGCCTGCGTACCCGTGTTGCTGGCCTGCGCCGTGAGCGTCTGGCCCAGAATCGCCTTGCTCTGGCTTGCCTCGGCCCAGGTCATCATCGCGACAAACGGGTCGTGCGTGCCCTTGGCTGCCTCCGCAAACTCAAGCTGCATGCCGGCCGGCATGATGCCGCCGGCGTTGTGGCCAAGGTTGACGACGGCGCTCAGCAGGTCCGCCTTCTCGGACTCGCTGGCGCCCGCCGGGTACTTGCCCAGGCGCATCGGCAGGCCGTAGATCTCAAGGAACTCGGCCAGGTCGCGCACCGAGTAGACCTTGAACAGGTACGGCCAGGCCAGCACGCGGAACAGCCCGGCGCGCGCCAGGTACCCGCTCTTGGCCCGGTGAACATGCTGCACCCAGCCAAACGGCCACAGCGCCGCGCCGTCTGCGCTGTTGTCGCGCAGGCGCAGCTCGTTGCGATTGCCCGTTGGCGTGCGGAACCACCGCTGCGGCCGGTGCTCGATGCTCTCCGGCAGCCAGTACCGCCCCTGCCGCGACCAGGCAATTTCCAGGCACGCAAAGCCTTTGCCGATCGCATCAGACATGTCGAACAGCAGATCGGCCATGTCAGGCAGCCCGGCGTACAGCTCGCGCAGCAGAGCCGTCGCGGACTTTTCTGCGGCCGTCGCGCCCGGCGGCTCCGCAATCTCCCACTCGATCGACTGCAGCGCCAGGCGGCGCTTGTTCATCTCGGCGTAGATGTGCGCGTCGCGCTCCTCCATGTCCTCGTACAGGTCGAACTGGTCGAAGAGGGACCCGATCTCGGCCATGCTCAAGATGCGCGCCAGCCGCGCCGGCGTCAGCCCGCGCGCCGGGTGTGTCGCAAACTCGCGGTGCAGCGCGACCAGCGCCGCGGTCTGCGTCTCGCGCAGCGCGCTGCGATCCAGTGCGCGGCCGTACTGATCAACAATCGCCATGCCTGCCTCCTGTATCAGTACGCGGCCTTGCGGCGCACGCCAAGGCGCGCGGCCATGCCGCCCCAGTCGTCCTCGCGCTCGTCGAACTCACCGCCTCCGCGCGGCGCGGGCGTGAACGCGATCTCGCCGGCCTCCATCTGCATCGCGCGGTGCGCCAGGAACAGCGCAATCGCGTAGTCGCCATGCCGCGTGACCCGCGCGCCGTCGGCGCCCGCGCGCTGCGTCTTGGCCTTGGGCAGCTTGGGCGTGCCGTCGATCACGCGCAGCGCGCGCAGGTCGTCGCGGTGCTCCATGTCGCGGGGCAGGTCGGTCAGCGTCGCGTCCTGCAGTGCAGCCTTGAAGCGCGGCATGTGCTGCAGGTAGTAGCTGTCGCTGAACTTCACCTGCTCCACGCATTGCGAGCCGTAGCGCTGGGCGGCGTACTCGGCCAGCGCGGCCCCGTTGCCGCCCGCGTCCAGCGCCAGAGCGCGGCGGCGGCGCACGCCGTCGCACAGCGCGAACAGAATCGTCTCCTGCGACCTGAACGGGCAGTTGGACAGCTCCACCACCAGCCGCGGCCGGCACACCAGGTCGCGCGACTGGCCCAGCAGGACAAAGATGCTCAGGTCCACCAGCCGCCCGAAGTCGCCGCCCACCGAAAACACCTCGTCGGGCGACAGCAGCGCCAGCACCGGCGCCAGCCGCTCGGCAATCCACCCATCAGTTGCGTACCGGCGCACGTCCTCCGCCATCCGCCCGAACGGCTCATCCCAGGCGCCGCGCACGATCACCGGCAGCCGCGCATCAAACGCCGCGCGCGCCGGTGAACGATCGTCGACCACAGTGCACGGCGCCATGCGCGCCTCGATCAGCGCGAGCGGCAGGTAAGCGCCCGCGCCCTGGCTCGGGATGCAGTCCAGCTCCTCCGCCGCCGCCTCGCCGTAGGTGTCGCGTACCTCGCGCACCCAGGCCGCCTCGCCCTCAGCGGTCCACTGGCGGCCGCGGCGCAGGCACACGCGGCGGTACAGCCCGTCGGCCACCGCATCGGCAAACGTGATCCGGTGCACGTTGGCGCGGCCGCCGCGCTTGCCGGCCCGCACCTCCTCGATCAGCTCCGCAAACGCGTTGGCCGCGCCGTTGTGCGTGGAGATCACGCGCACGCTGTTGCCCCACATGATCATCGCCAGCGCGGCCTTGAGCAGCTCGGCGAGGTCCTGGTGGAACGCCGCCTCGTCGATGACGATGTTGCCCTGCTTGCCGCGCAGGTTGCTCGGCCGGCTGGTGAGCGCGGTCACGCGCAGGCCGGTGGCCGGGAAGCGCACCTCGAAGGTCTTGATGTACCGGCGGTCCGACGGCGCGTCCGGCCCGTCGTCGTACACGCCCTCGGCAATCGCGCTGGCGGCCAGGTCGTAGGCGCGCGCCCACATGGCCACCGCATCGATGTACTCGCGGCCCATGTCCTGGTTCGGGCAGATGTAGTAGGTACTGCTGCCGCCGGCGCGGGCAGCGTCCAGGGCGTTGTCGCTGGCCTCCGCCCAGGTCAGGCCGCAGCGGCGGGTTTTCTCGGCCACCTTGAGCGCGCTGCGGTCCGCGACCCAGCGTTGCTGGTAGCCCAGCAGGGCAGCCGGCGCCAGCCCCGACGCGGCCGGCAGCGCGTCCACAAGGGGGTCGGCCGGCAGCCCGGCGGGCGCCGCCGCCGCTCGCCGCGGCGCGGCCGGCTTACCCATGCCAGACCCCCCACCGAAAATCAGGCCCTACAAGCCGCGCAAGCCCGCCCCGTGTGGGTAGGCACCACCCAGCCCCAGAAATCGCGTCTGACACGCGTCTGACGCGGCCGCAGAGGCATTGGCGCACGGCATCCACCCGGCCTAGCCCGCAATGCCGAGGATCGCCCGGCGAATTTCGTCCGCCGCGGCGGCGGACAACCCGCCCTTGCGGGCAATCTTGTCGGCCTTGCTGGCCGCCTGCTCGGCGCGCGCCCGGACCTGCGTCATCCACTTCTTCTGGTTGACGCTGGCGCGGCTCAGCTCCGCGATGCTCTTGGCCGCGCGGGCGCGCAGCTTGAGCCGCTCGGCCGGGTCGGTGTCGCCATCGGCATCCTGCAGGTCCACGAGGATGTGAAAGATGTCCGACTGCACCATCCCCATGACCGCGGCGCTGCGGTCGTCCGCGTCGTCCTGCGCGTGCTCGGCGATGACCCGCGCCGCCTCGGTCGCCTCCTTGATGGCCGCAAGGCGCCGCTCAAACTGCTGGCCGTGCCGGTGCAGCGCGCTCTTGCTGATCTGGTAGCCGCGCGCCGCCAGCGCGGCAGCCAGCTCTTCGTACCCGCCAAACTGGTTGCTCACGAGCACGGCCTCCAGCCACTGGCGGGTATCTGCCGGCAGCGCGCCCACTTTGCTCCGCTTGGGCATGTCAGTGCCAGTACCGCGTTGGGCGGGCAATGCCGGCGTCGCACTCGACGGTGTACTCCACCACGTCGACGCCGGTGCGGGTCAGGCTCGCGTGCCACTGCGGCGAGTTGCGCCCGCCAATCTCTACCAGCCCGCGGTCCTCGAGGTAGTCCAGCTCGCGCCGCAGCTCGTGGGTGGTGATGGGGTGCGGCACGGCAGCCAGCACGCTCGCAATGAGGCTCTCGGCCGCACCCAGCGGGCGGGCTTTGTCGAGCGTCACCAGGATCAGCCAGCGCGCCGTCTCGCGCGCAGCCTTTGCGATGTCGATCATTGCGGTCCTTGAAGTCGCGCCACGTATTGAGCCAGCAGCTTGATCTCGCTCGCCAGCGCGTCGAGCTTGGCGCTGGTCACGGTCTGGTCGCGGATCGAGTCCTCACGCCGGACGTAGTC